TTACACAAGATGATGCAGTTAGCACCTTGATGTGCAAAGCCACCTGGACTTGCTATCAATGACGCATGGAAGGATGTCTTACCTGTATTAGGTCTAGCACCTACCTCAATCAAGTGACCTGCATTAACACCCTCTACCTTACGTGTAAGGCTGGCAATGTTGAATGTCCAACGTGCCTCAAGGTCATTGCGTTCAAGTAGTGTCTCAATGTCGATATCTTCCCACTCAACATTTAAGTTAGGTGTGAAGTCATCCCCATGTTTCTCAAGTAAGTTACGTATGATGTTAAGGCTACTAGGTGAGCCATTAATCATCTCAAAGCCAATGTTAGCAATGTCTTCACCTACTACACGCTGAAACAGCTTAGACAATACTTCTTGAGCAATGTCAGCACCCATAGGTGTTTCTTTCTTTATCTTACTAAATAAGGCTGAGTAGGCTTGCTTCTGTGCTGTTGTCATTGAAGGATTGTCTGACATGAACAATGCCTCAATCTCATCAGGTGTAACAGTACGATTATATTTAAACATAGTCGTGTCGATAGTCTGTTTAATCTTACGTACGTCCTTACTGAATAAGCTGTCAGGACACTTGGCACCCCTATGGTCATCATAGAACTGTTTGTCCATCAGGCTTCTTACTAGTGATAATTCCATTGGTTATAATCTCCTATATGCTGGTTAAGTTTTGTATGTCGGTTTCATTACGGTATTTTAAATCATCTGTCAATCGTAGTACACGTACCGTATCCACATAACTACGTAAGTCTTTAGCAAATGCCATTGTCTTAACTAATGCATCGGGGTCTAATGCAACAATGGCTGTAGAGAACTGCGAGAGATACTGTTTGTGTGTCTCAGACAATGATGTACCAAGCACAGCAACCCCGACAAAAACACCGTAACCAACAACGGCGGCACTAACGCAGTCCTCTACAACTACAGCGACATTACCATTACCACATGTGTATGGCAAGCCATTATTTCCATATCTTTTCCATTTTATATAACTATTGCTAAGTGTTCTACCAGTAGCATCAACCATCACACCATCATGTATTACGGGAAACACTACTCTGTTTTCTTTTACATCATATAATAACCCTAGCTCATCTGCATCCAAGCCCCATGTGTCACACCAACTTTTCATATCAGGATTGTCACGATGGGGAACTACATATGTAGGCAGCGTAAATGGTTGGTTATTTACTTTAGGTACACCTGACAAGGTAGCACGAATGTCATCACCAGATAAACGAACCTTAGTGCCACCTCTAATGCGACACGTAAGTTTATAACAGTTCCACACTACGTCACCCATTGTATTAGTAACTGTAAATGTTTTGTAGCCTCCACACTCAGGACAGTTAGTCCGTTTGGATTCGCCTACACTTAACTGTAAGTCATTTATATATGTAATTATATTATACATGTATTCACTTTCGTTGCGGCAGTTGAGTGCTTTTAACATCATTTTTTCGTGCCGTCAATGCATAATCTGCACTTTTATATGTATTTTTCATATAAGGTTTTACAGAACTAGGGTTAGCGTGTCCTGTTACCGACATGATTTGTCCAATACCGACACCTGCTTCGACCATTTCAGTTGTACCTGTACGTCTTAAATCAGATAGTCGTAACTCTGTAGACAGACCTGCGGCATCCATTAGTTTACGTCCGTATAGAGGCAACTTTTGCAGTGAATAAGGTCTGTATTCACCTGAATATGCCTTCGGTCTAGGTGCTACGTATGGTTGAAAGCCGAAGTCTTTCTCCTGCTGTACCAACATATCAAACAAATCATCTTCAATAGGTAGATATACATCTGCCCTACGTTTGGATTGTTCTATGTGTACACGTTTCTGTTCAAAGTCGATGGCATCCCAGGTTAATAACCTCATGTCACCTAAACGCTGACACCACTCATATGCCATGTGAGCGATAAGACCTATGTTACGGGTGCTAAAATCGCTGTAGGCTACCTCTAGCAGCTTACCTACATCTTCCCTACTCCAAACAGTCTTACGCTTCTCAGCGGCCCTCTTACGCACGTTAGCGAAAGGATTAAGCTGACACAGTTCCATGCGAACACCGTGATTGAACACTATACGTGTAACAGAGATGATGTGATTCGCCATGTGAATACCCTTTTCACACCACTGTTCGTATGCCACTTTAGCAGTACGGGTAGGCATACTTACATAATCATGGTGGCGAAGGGCTGAACCCTCCACCTCTGTTTGTAACATGACACCAAGAAAGTATTCATACTGTTTCTTAGTTTCGTCCCGTAAGTTCCTGTAATCATAGGAAGAATAGTAATCTGACACTAATTTAGTTAGCTTCATTTGTTTCCTCTTTTTTCTCAAAAACTTTATTCAAAAAGCGTTTATGGAAGTCTTCAATACCTTTACTTCTATAGGTAGTACCTGTCCTAGAATATCGGGTTCTCCATCTTCCAGTGGTAGGCCAGTAGATGTACTGCTTACCATGCTCATTCCATATGTACATCATATGTATGCCGACATCAGATTCATATCGTATGTTATGGGCATCACAATATTCTTCTGCATCTGTATCACTTTCTTCAGTGTACCAATAAGGTTTTTCTTTTACTCGCATTTACGCAGCCTCCAACTGTTTAAACATAGGTGTGTCAATCCACTTAGCTACCTCGTGTTCACGCTTGTGCATACGCTGTGCGTCAGTATCCATGCCTGTGTTACGTAGGTGAAAGCCGTTACGCTCATCTGCATACGTGGCATAGTTAGTGAAGGCACTGTACAAGGCAAACAAGTTACGACCACGCACACCGACTTCCTGATTGTATAGTGTGAACATCTTTTCAGCATTGCTCTCAGACTTCATAAGATTCTCAAGAAATTCCTTGACAGGTACATGAGACAAATCTTTGATTGCCCACATTTTTAGACGCTCAGTTTGCGTTTCAAAGTCTCTCTTAGCCTCTTTTAACTCAGCTATGAAGGCATCCATACAGAAGTTAGATGTGTTTTTCTTACGAATTTTGTCGTACTCACCTGAAATGAGGCCATTGGTGCAGAAAAAGTCGATAGCACCGAAGTAAGTTTGATTAGAACAGCTACCATCCATACCATGTAAGGCGATAACACGCTGTGCTACCTCAGTCTGGTGCTTGCTGGTCGTGATAGTAGTCTTGAGGTTAGGTAATGTGATGTCCATCAACGCCCAAGCATTATTCTTAGCAGTTTGATAGTGTATTTTAGCATCCTGCACCTCATGTGGTTTCAAATCACGTACAATAGTCTCTTGAATGTCGTGGAAGAACGTCCTGTGGTCTGCACAAGTGAAGTCTTTACCCACAATACCCAAGTAATCACCTGTAACATCGTTGATGACGTACTTTTTACCGTCAAACTTAGTTTGTTCATATGAAATACCAAAGTCCAGGTGGTTTGGTACACTCTCAATGATGTCGTTTGTCATATCTAATGGCATTTTTATACTCTCCTTTGATTTTCTTTCACCGTGAAAGGTTTTTAGTTAACTGTTTGATATTTATACGTGTAATTATTCTGACGACTCAACAAATTGTTCACACTGATACATGTAATCATGTAATCGTTGAATGTCGTTGTAGATATGCCCCGTGTCAGGCTTACCTGTCTGCTCCCAATGCATTTTCTCATCATACATAGTGTAGTCAATGAGAGATTTGAGTGAGGCAAACTGCCCCTTAGTCATTGGCTTTGGTTTGTACTTTATACTCATTTTATTTGTTCTCCTTGTCTTCTTTTACAAGATACATTTCATCATCAATAATCTTAATTGTATACCCATCCCTGTTAGCTTTAGGTATATCATTTCTACATACAAAGCATAGCAGCCTATGTGCTAACTCTGCCATGCGTGTGGATATATATTGCACATTTAAGCAATGTTTACAAATATATTTTATCATTTCTCCATACCTTTCATAATATGTGCTATCACGTCAACTGTCCAACCGTTACCTAGCATACGATAACGCTGTGTGTTTGATACACTACTTGTATACCCTTCTGG